CTAAGACTTGAACAACCTTATTGTACTACTTTGGGGAATTTTTTTGTATAACAACCGACGCGCACCCGCATAGCGGGTGGTTGTCTGTTTCGGACGTTCCGTCCTCAACTGGCTAAAGCCATAATCTAACCCTGACAACTAGTGTCAGGGTTAGAAATAAACTTATTAAATTTTTCTTACATAATCAAGTGAGATCCAGCCCGCGCCGGATTTGAGTTTTCCCCATTTGGTTGCACCCGAACCAGTCTTTTCTTCAACAATGGTGTAAACTCCCTTGTCTGTAATAGACCCCACTTTTGCAGTGTTGGTACCCGCCCCTTTTCGAATGTACAAGCTTTCAGCTGTTATTTTTACTCGATAGGGACAATCATTTGTTGTGGTTTTTTCATCTGTATTTGCCGTAGTCGATGCCTTGGCTTTCTTTACAACTGTTAAATATTTTTTGTGAATCGGACTGCAAATCGAATTCGTACCCTTTTCATTCTTATCAATCACGACACGGTTGCCTGTCGGTGTATTGAATACATACCAATTTTGATTCTTAACCCATATAGGCACTGATTTGCCGTTATAATAGGTTGCATTAGATGATATAGAAACAAGATCACCTTTTTCAATAGATGTATTTACAATTACGGTTTCTTCTTTACTTACTTTCTTTCCTTCATCCGTTTTCAGAATCTCTGAAACTTGTTTTCTAAAATCATCCATTTTTTCACCGAATCTATTCATCCAATGTTCGGGGTCGCCGTGATTGCTGCCGTATCCTTTCTTGTAAGCTTCACAGTGACCAACGATATTATCAATGGAAATATCGTGTTTTCGGCACAGCTGCGCACAGTATTCAGCGGCAACCGCAAACGCTTTTTGGTAATAGCTTTTGTCCTTAAGCCCATCCTCACATATTTCAAATTGAATATATGCGGGATTAGTATTGTAGCTACCCTTCTTACCTTTTCCAACACCCCAACAACAAATATTAAGCGGAAGAATTTCTGCTACACGAATTTGCCCACTTTTATCGTATCCAATAAAAGCGTGTACACAGACCTTTCTGCCTCCTGGTGTAGCCGTATTCCAATGATTGCCATATTGATTGGCGCCAACCTCATCCACAGCATCTACATACCGTTTTAAATTGGGATTGTTTGCACCGGTGGAATGAACTACGATACCTTGAGGAATCATTTTCTGTGCAGTAATATAACAAAGGTTCTTCACTGCATAAGCTTTAATAATGTCAAGCATTCTTATTCCTCCTTCTTAGCCTGAATGTAAAGTTGATTCGCGTATACACTTGCACCCGCTACAAGAACGCCCTGCGTAACAGCCGTAAATATCGCAGATGCAGTTTCTTGCAGTCCGGATATGTCTGCAGTCGCAATAACCCAAATAGCAGATAATACAACTGCAGAAGATCCAAGCACTAAAGGAATCAATTTATCGGATAATTTGCTTTTTTTTAGTCCTATTCCTATCAAATACAAAACAGGAACTAAAATCAAAAGTTCTGTTTTTATATAATCCTGATAATTCATACCTTTTCCTTTCTCAAACGATTAACATCCCGATGATTGCCGAAATTAAGCCACCCGCCAAAGCAGCGATTATTGCGGTAACAATCTGTTGCATTCGTTGCTTAGGCATAGAGTCGATTTCATCAATTTTTCGTTCGTGCCTTGCCAGATGCTCGTTTGTATGTTTTAATTCGTTAGCAAGAGTGACAAGCGTTTCATTCATTGAGCGAATTTCCGCCTGAACCTCTTTCATAGCACCCATATCACGTTCAAGGTTTTTAATTCTTTGTTCGTGACGTTCTATAATAACCTCAATATCCACTAATTACCTCCTTTCTAGGCTGCAAGTTAATTTTATAATTAAAACCTGACAACTAATGTCACAATTAATTTTAGTTTTCGATAAATAATAAAAAAATCAAAGCACAACTTCTAAAATGCTTTGATTTTTTATTTTGAATATTTAATTATAATATTTTCTAATAATGTTTTTTCATTGTTATTGAGATATCCCATATTCTCCATTTTGAAGTATGCGCTTATCTTCTTTAATAATTTAATTTCAGTAACTTCTAATTTCAAATCAGAAAGATTGAAATGTTCCATAACATAAACCCCACCACCATATCTGCCTGTTTTTATGTAAATAGGTACTAAAGTTGTTATTTCGTCTATATCTCTTTGTACTGTCCTCAATGAAACACCGAATTCAAAAGCTAAATTGCTCATAGTTTCATATCTTCTTGTGCATAAAACTTTAATCATTCGCATTCGTCTTTCAGACGTGCCCAACTTCTCACAACCTTCACATTACACATATATTGCATCCATAAATTGTAAAATACTGTATATTATAAATTGTCACAAACAAAAGAATAATGTAAGTGTATACAGCATTATTAATTTTAACAACTTTAATACAATAAATTTGTCGTAAAGAGTCATATATATTTTTTTATTTAATTTTTTTGAATAAAATATCAAAAATTTTGATACAAAAATTCAATAACAGAAGAAAATCCGGTTTTTTATACTACCCATATTTGTGCGGACAGTATAAAAATAACCCCAATGGTAGTATAAAAAATCTACTATTGGGGTTATTTTTTCTATTTTCTGTTTTTATTATCCTCTGTATCATAGTAATATCTTACAGTGCAGACAAAGGTTTTTGAGGCGATATTTTCACTTGCATCAAGCTTAATATCCGATTCGCTCGACTGCATAATTTTGCCATCCTCATATAGGTAATTATACGCCTTTTTACCCTTAATGTCAACAGATCTGACAATATTTCCCTGACCGTCATAGACATATTTGTAGTGAGCAACAAGAGTAATTTTATCAATGGAAAAGGCGGTCAGCTTTCACCGACCGCCCCTGAAAAAATGAGGTAGAAATTAGTTTGGTTCAGGAGACAGGAGAATCGTCCCCTCGTCTCCCTGCTTTTTTTGGGTTTCACGCTAACTGTACCCGTATCACCTGTTGTTCTCAAAATCTAAGTCACATATAATAATTGTTCGACAATTTGTTACATCGCATGAAACTTTTTCTCCATTAGAATTTTGAAAAAAAAGCAACGCTCCTAATTGCAAATCCGGTACATGTTTGTACCCTAAACCACTCATATAATCTAATAATATATCAAATCCTTGATAATTATCATTTATAGCATAAAAAGTGGTATGTTTATCGTCAACAACTTCAACAACATATTTATTTTTACCGAATAATTCACTTAGGTCGTTTTTATAAAAACTAATTTTTCGATGTTGCAAAAAGATTACCGACAAGCAAATAATTATACAAACAACTAGAATCACTTTATTTTTCATTTTTCGAACCTCCCAACCATTAACATACCATAAGTAGTTTGTTTTTAACTTGTGATACTATTTTGCCCAGTAACCCATACCTCCCGATAACCAAGTATGATTATAATTGATTTTAAATATTGTTATATTTCTTTTAGGTTTATTTTCAAGCATTTGCTTGAAACCATAAGCACCTTTTTTTGTGTTTGTGTTTTCTCCATTGCGTGATGAAGTATGAGCCCAAAAAAATATATTATCTTTAGTAACTTCTCCTACAAACATGGCATGACTTCCTATATTGGAGTTGTTTTCATTCATATGAAATGCAACACAACCCTTCTTATACTGTTTTGAAGAGATAACAGATTTTAAATCTTTTATAGATTTGATACGGACATATTTTGTTACAGCACCTTTGTAGGACAAAAGTTTTTTCAAATATAAAAATAATCCATTAGCTGCTCCCCAAGCTTTAGCAACTCTAATTTTATGCCAGCCAGAAAGCCAAATTCGATGATAATACCATTCTAATGTCTCTGGGAATCCACCTGCATTAAGACATTGAGAAACAAAATTGGCGCAATCGCCTTCATGACTAGACATTTTATATGAAAATTCAGGATTTTTTCCATCCCACCATTTTCTTGCATATGCTATTGCTTTGTTAAGATACAAATAACGTCTGACTTTGGGTTTTCTTCTACCTCCATCTTCATCCACATAATCAACCGGCTCGTTCCCACAATAAGCAAACAAGTTATGTTCAACTGCACCTTGTTGTATTACCGCAAACTCAACCATATCCCCATTCACAAACCTACCCACTTCGGGGTCGTAGTAACGGGATTGCAAGTAGTAGAGTTCGGTTTCTCGATCGTAGTAATAACCTCTATACCTAAACGGGTTGATTGATGCTATAGCTCCGTGCTCCGAAGAATTCTGCAGTATTGTGCATTTTCCCCATGCATCATAGGAGTATCTTGCCGTAACCTTACC